GTGGTATTCCATCAGCAACAGGCGGTTGTTCTGCTGGCATGGTGTTAGAAAAGTTAACAATCACCTGCTGTAATTGTGCTGGATTTTTTAACAATGCATTTAAGGCTGGGTCTGGAACTGTTCTTAGATAACTTACGAATGCATCAGGCTTTGATCCGGAGAGAATCCATAATAAATCAGCTCCCATAGGAGTTGGAGCGTTTACAGGAGCTTCTTGCTCTTTTACAAACCCTATAGCACCTTCAAGGAATTCAGAAAACTTCGCTTGAGTTTCTGAATTTAAATTAGAGCCATTTTTTTCTAAGTAGATAATCAGTCTTAAAACATACTCTGCAAGTTCGTTCACGCTTTTCCTCTCATTCTGCTAAAGATTTCCTTTCCTTCTTGCAAGAGTTGAGCTAATGCAGGGTCTAAACCTTGTCCTTGTGGTTGCATCTGTTGTCCTTGTAAAGCTGCTTGACTTTCAGGTTGTTGTTGCGCATTTTCCATCTCTGAACTACTAAAAACGCTTTGTATAATGTTAGACCAAGGTGTCTTATGA